CATCAGATACTTTTTATACTACTCCCCCATATTTTTTTAATTGATTTGTGAAAATTAAAAAAATAAATAAAAAAAAATAAAAATTATTCAAAATAATAATCAAATTTATAAGAAGGTGGATAAGAATTACTAACACCTTTTACCCTCATTCCAATTAACTTCTTACCACCATTCTGATCTTTATACCTAAAAATCAAATTCTTCATCTTGTCCAACCCATAAAACCTCTCTTTAATACCTTTGTAATTAGTTCTGTCAGTATATTTGTAAATCAATAACATTTCATCTCTACTTAACCTTTCATCTCCATATTCTTTACAAAAAATATCAAACTTTTGCTCCTCGCTTAAATCCCTATCATCATACTTCGGATATTCAAACATATAGTTATAAATTGTCTGAGGTGGCATTGTTTCAATCTCTCCACCATATTTGAGACCCAACAACTCTTTACCTCCATTTTGATTCTTTTCGAGTAAACACCCATGTACAATATACGAATACTCATCACAATCTTCAGCATCATAAATAATCTTCAATTCCGATTTGTTCAATCCACTATCTTTGTACTTTTCATAAAATTCTTCCCAACTATTATAAGTTTCATGTTCTTCCCTAAAACTATACAACCAGTCCAACTCTTTTTTGATCAGAATATTTACAAATTAATTCAGAAAAATCAGCAAATACATTTTCATCATAAATCCTCCTCAATTCATCTTTACTCAAATCACTATCACCATATTCATCAAAAAATTCATCAAAATTCTTATAAGTGTTCTCACAACCTTCTCCAATATGATCTATTCTTGGTTCGCCACTATTCGTGACTTTATCTTCGGTAATATTTCTCCTAAATTCCTCCACATTTTTACGCAATTGTTTCAATAAGTCCATACTATAATTCTAAACCTTGTTAATTCTTTAAATAGCTTGTTAATAAACTAAACGTTTTCAAAATCGTATAATCTCAATGGACTTTTGTGATATCTTTCATCATAAAAATAAATACTTTGTCCATGCTTGGGACATTTACATTTACAATAATGAGTACAAGCTATTATTAAACATGAAAAGACTGCTGTTCCAACAATCACTACGAATACTAACAAACCAAGACCATAATTCGAATCATAGCTTGTCGTTGTTGTTGCGTTTGTAAAATTCTGCATATTATTCCAATAATAGTAAATATTGTCGTGGTTTTTAAATCAATTTTTTACATTGGTAAAAAATTGCTTGAGTTCATTCAATAAGACGATATTTTTAGCTTTTATTTCCTCAAAATCATGTAACCACGATTAATATCAACCAAATTGCAACCTTCTCTCTCTCCACATTCGCCAAATCTCAAATCGAAGTTTGAAGGTAATACCTGCTTCAATTTTTGTCTCAAATTATCCAAAGGAGTTAATCCAAAATAGTTTTCCCTATTGTGTAATTTCAATTTACCCAATAATTCATTCTTGATTTGACTAGAATTTGATCTACTCACATAATGTAAAATAGTATTTCCATAATTATCAACCTCTTCTTCATCAACAGCTCTATCATTGAAAATTAAATTAATAAATTCATTTTTACCACCTGAATAACTGTTCAAAACAAAATAATCATAAACATTCATTCCAGAAACAGGACATCTCAAAGAATAAACATCAACATATTTCATAATTGTTTTTAAAACATCAACAGGATGATTAAAATAAATATTCTCTAAATGTTTCCACCCAAAATTAGAACCATTTCGCAACAAAGCATCAATAGCTTGTGCGTTATTATCAGTTCCACACGAACAAGCAATGTTCATTGGATCTTTGTAATTAACCAATCGTGGAAATTTTTCAAATAAATAATCATAAATACGATCATTCTTCAAATATCCAACAACATAAGATGAAATCAATGAACAATTGTACTCACTGAAATCAAACTTCAAATCATTAGGCACAGCATAAGCTCCTCCATAAACTCTCTGATTATACTCTTCCCATGTCTTTGGTGCTTCTTCAACCATATATTTAACTATACTCAAATCATTTGTCATGACACTGAAATAACCAGCAAAACTATTAATAGAAACATACTCATTCTTCTTCTTATAAAAGTTCATCGAAATAGCACTCTTCATTCCTGAATAGCTTTTTTTCGATTTCAACCTACTTGGCAAACCAAACTTCTTTAAAATCTCATTAGCCATGTAAACATTCTTCTTCTTAATCGCATATCTGAAGAATTCTCCATTTACAAACAAGCTATTCAACTCATTCCCCAGAAATCTCCCAAAAATATAAACCAAACATTTAACAGAATTTTCTCTGATTAATAGTTTAAAGAAATCACCATGATAATACGAAGAATTACAAACAAACAACTTCAATGGATTAACACTTGAAATAATCTTCTTATGTCTTGAAGCTTCAACATCAACAACATAAACCTCATCATCCTCACTATTATCACCTAATTTCTGTCCAACTAAATTTCCAACATTTGCTAAAGTACTATTCTTAATTGCTGGAATGAAATCTGTATTACTTTTTCCCCCAACAACATTATAAACCAATGGATTATACTGTTGGAAAGCAATATCTAACAACAATTCTACCATCTCAACATCATCATTATAAACAGCAATATCCAAAGGAGTATAATTTATTCCATTACAATAACTACATACATGAATATTATTTCTAGCTGAAACATTTCTAACAAAATCATAATTACTCATTCTAACTGCATCATAGAAATCTAAATAATCATCCTGTAAATTATCAGGGTAACACGTTGTTCCATAAGTCAAATAAGTACCACTATATTTCGGATTGGAATTCAATGGATAAAACAAGAATTTACGTTTACTTGCATTTCCGCCTTTTACTCTAACTCTGCTCTTTTTTCTAGTTCCTTTATTATTATTGAGATTCTTCAAATAATGAGCAACAAGATATTGATCAGCATTTTCTACAATCCCCAAATGATGAAGCTCCCCAAAAGATTTACATTCATAACCTCTCAATAACTCTCTCAAATTAATACATCTTTCCAATTCTTTCTCCCACTTCTCCAACTCTACACTATTATCAGTATTATCTGTACTCCGATATGTATTCTTGTTTGATATAATATAATCATAAAATTCAGTAAAAGTAACTCCAATATTCAAATTACTATTCTTTACTCTACTGTCATTGCTACTTTTACTAAAATTTTTAACTTGGTATTTTGCTGTATCAATCAACTGATTAACTACATCAATAAGTGTTTGTGGATTCATATAATAATAATCTCTACACCAAACATAATCCTTATTAATCAAATTATCTCTCATAAATAAATCAACCAATCTCAAATAATGATACAAACTACATAAATATTGAATTGGTTGACTAATATTTCTCCTCAATTTATCTCTATCACTCGTTCCACTCAAAGTTTTAAACCCACCATAATGTTCAGACATATCACCCTCATTGAAATGAATTTTAGCCCCAACAGAAACAAGATATCGGTAAATATCAATCAACATATCTTCATCCAAATCAGATCTCTTATCCAAAGATGAAAAGAAAGTCGACAAAATCATTACTCTACCATCCAATTTATTAACATTATCTTTGTTCACCAACAATTTAATAAAATCAATACGATGTTCTTTAACAACTCTGTGAAGTTGTTTTATACCAACCTTAAATCCACAATCTAACAAAAACTTACCATATTCCAATCTATTAAAGTTAATAGCAATATCCATAAGATTAATCATATTTCCATTGGCATAATAACTATACTCATCACCTCTTAACCCCCAAGGATCTAAAACTCTCGTACCAATATCTTCACAAGAATACAAAAACTTGGCAATGTCCAAATGACCATAAACAAAAGCATACAAAAATGGTGTTAAATGATTATCCCAATCTTTCTCATTAGGATCGAATGTATCTGGACCTTCTAAAGCTTTCGCAACCTTATAAGTCTCATCGTTCTTCTTGAGTTTATTCTCTTTCTTCTTCCTATTCATCTCGGCAAGCTTCTTTAAACAATATTCATCATGACTATCGTCTTCATCATGACTATCGTCATCTTTATCAACAGTCATCTCCAATGCTCTCTGATTGATTTCCTTACCATATTCATACAAAATCTTCACCATATCCAAATATCCATATTCACAAGCCAAATGGAAAGCAGAACGCCCATCATTTAATTTATAAGAAATTCTTGGATATTTTTCAGATCCCACCAAAACTTTCAGACATTCTGGTCTGTTGTAAATAACACATAAATGTAAAGCAGTTCTACCATTCGGATCCTTCCTGTTCAAAACATCATCTCCCAAAGTTGGAAGAACAACTTTCAAACCCTCAACATCATTTTTCACAATCAAATCAAATAAACTCATAGCATCATAAGAAACATAAGTCTCTCCAAACCATTCGTCATCATTAATTGGATGAAAAGAACCAATCTTCTGTTCACCAGGATTAATAGTTTTCCACTGAATCTCACCAATCACATACTTATCATGATAACTCTTCACATCCTCCTCATTGAATCCCAATCCTTCAAAATCAATCTCTTTTCCACCATCAACACTAACCTTAAAACAGAAATCTGGATTATCATATTTCTCACAATCCAAAATAACCTCCTCCATTGTTCCAACAAAACACGGATGAGTTGGATACTTTTTATTCGGATCATACTCAGGAGTATTCATCAAATAATCTTTATTAAACATAATATTTGCAACATCCATCGCTTTCCAAGTTGGACCCCATGGAAGGAAAACAGTAGAATAATCACATAAATCAACATTCAATCCCAGCTGTGCCTTCGAATAATCATCCAAAACACGACCACCCAACTTCTCATTGAACATGTTATTTTCCCTCTTCTTTGGCCTCAACCTCTGATCCCTCAATTTATTAATATATTGGACATCACTCTCATTTTTACCCAAATTAACTAACAACAAAAGACGAGTCAAACCTTTAGTCTTACTTAACCTCTTCTCATAAATTTGTGGATCAACCTTATTGAAATCCAAATCTTTAATCTCAATTCCAAACCCACGAGTACTGTATTTCCACAACCTATACTCATATGATGGAGATCGCCTAGACATATCAACAGAATTCCTCCTTGACATAATAGCCCTGTGTGCACGCGGTGTCATGAAAACATTTTCACCATCAAATCCAACAGAACAACTATCAACATCGAAACCCATCATAATCTCAGCTGGAGAAGAATAAAGCCTCAAAATAATCTGAACATGCCGATAAGGATATTGTGATACAATAGTAATCGCATTTGTACTTCTGAAACAAACAGCTTGATGAGGAATGAAATTAGCAATGTGATTATAAACCTCCACCAACTTTTGTGTACCTTCCTCCTCATTCAAACCATAAATGAAAATATCAATATCTGAATCCTTGTACATAACATCATGATAATATTTTCTACGACTTGTATTATCAGCATCATATTCAGTAGGAATTGGCATCAACGCAGCCAATGCTGCTCCACCTGCCACAAAAACATTACTCCAATCCATTAATTTCAATTGATACCCAGTAAAAATATCGAAATTACGAATGAAATTCTCCCTACTCACAATAGCAGAACCCTCGCCATTATGACAATCCTGTTCACACAAAACTGACATATCCTTCTCCCCATCAGTCAATTCATATTTATGACCAAATACATCAAAATTATCATAAACATTAAAATAACCATCATTAATTAAAGGTGAATTAGGATCTTTTACAAAAACTTCTCGCAATCCATTTTCATAATTGACACTTTTTCTAAAAGCTTCGTATCTACCTTGAGAATCATTCAATTCTATTGCCTTTCTAACTTGAGATAAGTATGTATTACTTTCTAGATTCATAATGTTAATGGCAATTAGTAGTATAATTTTAAGTTGTTTTGTAATTTAATTTTATGATTTTAAAGTTGAAATATGATTGTTTAAAATTATATTTTGAACAATAATTAGGTTATAAAAATATAAATAGTCAACTTGTGATAAATCGGATTTGTTCTTCATTAAAAAAGAATAATAAAATATTTATATAATTAGTCATATCTTTTATTGTTAACACATCAATCCAACTTGATTCATTTTTAATAAAATTTTTACAACTCTTTAATGAATTTCTGAAATGAAGTGGAACAATTTTTTGTGCATTTTTTTTCATATATTCATATGAGCATTTTTCGAGAATATTATTTGTATATGAATTACATCCAAGAAACTCAGCAATTCTTTGAATCTCTCTTTGTGTATATTTTTTCAAGTCATTATAGTGAAGAAAGAGAATATTCTTCTTACCAACAAGTTTGAACCAAGATTTATTAACAACAAAATATGACCAAATATTTCTATATTTTTTAATCAATAATTGACCCTTATGTTTTATAATATAATCCCACATATATTTTGGACTTGAACAATCTTCAAATTCCTTGTAAAGTTCTTTCTTCATTTTTTCATCATAATTAGCAACATGATTGTAAAAAGACCAAACAACATCGCGGAAATCACGCGTAATATAAATTATCTTTGAATTTTCAATAACATCCTCTGGCAAATCTGTTGCTAATGAATGCGTCTTAAAAAATCTCCTGTGTTTCTGTTTATTGATTAAATCCAAAATAAAAGATTCATCATGAAACATTGTTGTGTCAATCCACGGGGAAACTTTATCCAAATCTTGTTGTTCACATTCACTTTCATGATTATTAAAAAGCAATTGACAAACAATTTGTTGAAGCCATGTTGTTCCACTTTTTGGAGTTGATGCTATTATAATATCATCATCTCTTCTTTCATATTTGTTCCAAATACCACAATTATTATAGCTAAACATTATTTAGTTATAATAAGTTTTCTTTAAGACATTAACCATTAGCTATCGAACCAAGGCTAAAGCATATTATAAAAATCTTCGTCATCATATTCAAAACCGACATTTGCTCCACCTTTTTGTCTACAACAATTTGAACACTTTTGACATAAACTTCTAAAAAACTCTTTCATATCTCCAAAATTAAATCGGAAATAAATCATAAAAATCAAACCACCAATTGAAAGCAAAAAGAAAAAGATTACAAGATACCAATAATATTCCATTATTTATTTATTTGTATATTTTTTTTTAAGCAAGAAAGAGATAATATCTCTTTAATGTAGTTTTTTTGCATCAGCCATTGTAAATACTGCTCCTTCTTTACAAATTCCAAAAGTTTGTCTATGCCATTCAGTTGTTCCCAATTCTTTTATTTTATCTCGATGTTTTTGCGTTCCATAACCTTTATTATTATGAATATCATACTCTTTTAAAATAGGATGTTCTTCACAAACATTTCTTATATACTCATCTCTATACTCCTTCGCCAAAATTGAAGCAGCAGCAATAGACAAATATGTATCATCACCACTTGTCACACATTCATGTTCAATCCCTTCATAAGGATAAAACTTATCTCCATCAACCAAAATAAAATCTGGTTTCAATATCAAAGAATCAACACATCTATGCATTGTATTCAAAGTACATTTCAAAATATTTATATCATCAATCTCAGTATTCTCAGCATAACAAACAGAATAATCAATTGCTCTCTCCTCAATTAACTTCCTCAATATTGCCCGATTCTTCTCGCTAACCTTCTTGGAATCTCTCAACCTCAACTTCCCATCATACTCTTCATCCAACCTTTCTTGAAAATCATGTGGCAATATCACAGCACCAACATAAACTCTCCCAAATAAACAACCTCTACCAGCTTCATCAATACCAACTTCAAATCTTTCGATATCCTTATAAGCTTTCATTAATTATATTATGTTATTTTTACGTTTCTTTAAATTTGTTTTAAACACAACGCTTATGTTAACATTTCATATTAAAAAAAATCCTTTCTATTTCTTTTTGTTTATTATTTCTCAAGTCAAATTTAGGATATTTATTGAGATATAAATAGGTTTTTAGTTCTTTTTCTTCAAGTGTTGCTCCTTTTTCGACTAATTTTTTGACGAAATATGGAACTTGATTTATAATAGCACATCTTAAGGGAGTTGATCCATTTTTTGTTTTGTAATTTACATCACAATCTTTTTCAATTAGAAAATCAAAAAGTGTAAAATTGCTGTTTTTGATTGCGTAAAATATTAAAGTTTCATCCATTTTCTTGTTCCAAATAAGGTCTTGAAAATAGCAATAGTCATCATAAATGAATTGAAGGTCATCTTTGTTATTGGAGGATTTAATAATAATTTCGCACAGTGACATATTTATTTTTTATCCAAAAATCTTCTTAAACTTAAAAATTCATTTGTTTAAAATTTATAAAAAAAATAAAAACAACAAAATATCTTATAAACTTTATATAATGATCGTACAAATCATTTTATTAATTACTCCATTTCTATTTTGGTATTTCTTTGGATTTTATATCAATAATATTCCATTAGATCTAAATAAAAATAATTTTGTTTTTATTTTAGCAACAGTTTTATCAGGATTATCTATTTTCTTAACTGTTCGTAAATATGGAACAAATGACAATAAGGTTATGTTGTTATTTTTGTTAGCTCTTGCTTGTGAGGCAACATATTCATATTTCACAAAAAAATATGAAATTAGTGAAAGACCTCCAAGTGTTAATACAAAAATACTGATGGTAATTTTGTTAATGTTTTTCATTAACAGTGTTCGTATTTACAAACAGTTTAATGCAAAAATTTATTTAGGTGCGTTATGTTTGGTATCATATGTTTTAATTATTGTAATCAAATTTATCAATGAATAAAAATATAATGTTATAGTATAATATAATTATGGCATCAGCAGGAACAGGTTGCACAAACATGTCTAACAATACTACATCTGAATCAACTGTCGCATCTTCCCTTACCAATATGGAATCATGGGCAAGTGTAAATACAGATGCTTCACAAAATATCCTTTCAAACGCAGATACAATTTTAACAGAACAAAACACACTTCTCCAACAACAAAATGAACAATTAAACAACAAAAGATTAAGAAATGAAATTCAATTAAATGCAATTGAAGCAAAGAAAAACATTATCAACACTAGAGCAAGAATGTTACAAATTGCTCAAGAAAATAATGTCTACAAACAAAAAATCATTTACACACTTGTAGCATTCATCTTCGCAGTCTTCATCGCAATCTTAGTAATGTACACTTTTTATTCCAAAAAAAGGTAGTTGCACTTTTTCAGAAAAAGTGCTGTCAAAAACGGTTGATCAAAAAATATATGATACTTTATAAAAGTATGTTACAAAAGAGATATACTACATTTAATGATATAAAATACGTAAATATCAATAAATGGTCTATTAAATGTTCGTTGATAAGTATTATTATCGCAGTTTTGCTTTACATTTTTCCATATTTAATGTATAAAATGAGATTGATAAGTGATGCAACACTCATTCTTTTCATTTTGGTTATAGTTGTGTTTTCTTGTTTAGGTATAATAGTTTTCTGTAACTTTCAGAATGGATTATTTATCACCAACAACAAAATAATTTAATATATATATAATAATATAATATGGGTAATTCAACATCTACTAGTATCAGTGCTGATGCATCTTATATTGATAATGCACTTCAATCCCAAGAAGAAGAAACATCCACTACAACTAATCAATTAACTCCAAATGAAAAGTTATTATTGGAATATGATAAAATGTTTAATAAAACAAATAGAAACTTCAATTCAAAAAAAAGAGAAATACAGACAAAAACAAGATTAATCCAAATGAATAGTGGAGCTGATGAAAAGAAAAGAGACACAATTGTTATTTTACAGCATGTTTTCCTTTTCTTAATTTTGGCATTTTTCGTAATTTGGTTTCATGTAAGTGGCTTAATTAATTTGGTAGGAACTGTTGTAATCATGGCAATTGTTTTAGTCGGAGTCATCTACAAATATTTCAAAAATCGCGTTGTGGATATGGAAACAACAATTGCCGTAGCATCTTCACAAACTGGAGATGATTTGAGAAAAACATTCGAAGAAGCTTACTTAAGTATGACAGGAACAAGTGGATATACTTGCCAAGAATATTGTCCTCCAGAAGAAAGCGAAGAATCAACAGCAATTTCTGGACCAATTGTCACAAATACCAGACCAAGATATTTAAGACAAGATTCACAAAGAGATGTCTGGTTGAAAGGTGATCAACCAAGCAATACATATACATATGATGATGCCAATAAGCGTTACAGAATTGATGGAGAATTGGTTAAGGGATTTGGATATGATAAAAACTTGTATATTTCACCAAGTGGTATTCCAAAATACAGATCAACTTTATCTGAACTGGAAGATAGTAGACCACAAAGAGAAATTATTCCAATCAGTAAAAAGTATGCAACATATTACAATTGTAAGTTTTTGGGTGGAACTGGATCAGAACAGAAAGTTCCATACAAATCCTCATATGATTACACAACAATTCCTTGTGATAACTATCCAGGTTTCGTAGAAACTAAAAGAATGATTTGCCCAAGTGACCCAAAAACAAATGGAACAAGTCAATGTAAAGTAGTGAGTAGTTCATCTTAATTTATTAAAAAAAAAGAAATTTTATATTATATTAGTATATATATAGTATAAAATGGGTAATTCATCATCTTCATCCCTTATATCCGATGTTCAAAGTTGGGCTGATAGTGCATTTGGTTATGCGACAAATTCCGACACATCATCACAAGAACAACAAGACACAACAATTACACCAAATCAAAATATCACAAAGTTAGAAGACAGGGCAACCTCAGCTAACACACAGGTCCAAGCCAATACGACAACAGTTAATCAAAAATTACAACAAATCAATTATTCAGATAATGATATCAAAAAAATGCAAGAGTTACTCCAGTTGGAAGCCAACAGAGGCAATAAACAATTGGCTAAAATGTATAGAGATGAGTTAGAAATAGCAACAAAAACAAGTATTGCCAATACCATTAATGATTCCATAACTCGTCAAAAAGAAGTTATTTCATTACTCGTTGTTATTTTTGTTCTCATTATCCTTCTTGTTATTCCTTTGGTTTTCATGATCACAGGTAGACTTAGTAAATCCGCGTTTGCATCAATTGTTGTTCTTGATTTTATCATAATCACATTGATCATTGCATGGAAAAATAATATTTTGTATATCAGATCATTTTTCACAACCTTTGGATCAGATTTAGAAGATGTTGCAACAACAGCAAACACTGAATTACAAACAAGAGTACAAGATTTCAACAGTATTGTCAGACAAGATGTTTATGGTTCAGAAGCAGAATTCCAAGCTCAATATTGTTGTCCAAGTACTGAAGAGATTACTACAGAAATTATGAATGACGAAGTCACACCAACTGAATATCTTGAACCTGGTTTCTATTATGACGATGGCTCAGCCCCATTACAACTTGTTGTTCCAGATAATAATTCACAAGAGGCTGGTCAACAAATTAGATGGCCAGATTATGTAAAGAGTAGACAAAGAGCTAATTCTCTCATCAAGGGTTCTGAAGTTTATGATGAACTTGATGACAGATTAGTCGGAAACACAACAAATACTAAAAATATGTAAATATGTAGCTAGGTATATTAAATAATCTTTTTATAATATATGGACAGTCTCAAAGAATATGTCGATATTCAAAATTATTTACAAAAAGAGCAAACTCAAAGTGTAAATAATTCATTATCACAAATCAACCAAAAAGACAATGACATCAAAAAAAACCAAGAGTTGTTACAATTAAAAGCAAATGAGTACAACAAATATAAACTCAAAGAATATAATTTAGACAATACAATCAATGTTGGAACAAACATCATTAGACAAAAAAATAAAAAAAAATTAATGAAATCTTTTTTAATTGAACTTATGAAAAGAATAATTTTTGTTTTACTATTAACAGCAATTCCTATTGGTCTCTACTGGACAGGATTTATCTCATCCAAATCTTCACTTATTATTACAGGTTTAGTCATATCAGTTTGCATAATTGTTCTCATTTTAGTTCCAAACAAACAGATTGTTAAACTAGAAGATAACACATCGCCACTTTATAGAGCAAAAAAAGTCAATAAATTTAAATTTCCAAGTGGATATTCATCTTTATCAGGAAGTGAAAATGAAAATGAGGAAGAAGAATCTCTTGTAAGTAGTAAATTGATGAATAGATGTTGTAATTCGTCAGAAGAAACTTCTACTGTAAATATGGAGATTAGGAATAGATGTTCATTTTATTCTGACAAGAGTTTACCATATCAAATTTATATTTAGCGTCAGTATGCCGTGATAAGCTATATTATTTATATATTATATAATATATATGAGTGGTACTAGTATTGATTACAGTGACACAATTTCTTGTACATCTACAAATCAATGTACAGTAAAATACGAATCCAATGGTAATTGGGTTTGTGATGATAATAGTCAAAAATGCGTAAAAAAATGTTCAGATGATTCAGACTGTGGCTCAACAAGTACAAAGTTTTGTATGTATGATTCCGAAGCAGGCTACAACAAATGTAATGACAAAGATTACCAAAGTTTATCAGTAGGTTGTCTACCAGAATCTGATTTAGAATCAATTAAAAGTAGTGCAAATGTTACCTCAGTCGAAAGCAACACTTCATCTATAGACAAATGTGTAGATTGGGCCAGAAACCAAACATGTGATGGTAATGGTAAATGTCAATATATGATTTACAAAGAAGCCATAGACACACCAATAGATTGGGATAATTTTAGTGCAAATGTAACTTGTGGTAGTAATACTTATAGCATTTCATCCAAATTAAAACAAGGTTGTTTGGATAATGGAACATATTCAAGTTGTGTTTATGATGAATCAAGTAGTGTCTTAACATCTGCTCTTCAAGATGCTGTTAATGAATTGGGATATGATGGGACTTGTACGGATTACACTTTGAATTATTCGTATAAATGTCAGAATGAGCCAAGTGGGCAAACTTCAACGAATAGTGTTAATTTCACTTCTGGTGAGATTGATCAGGTAAGTGTAAATATGTCGTGTCCAATTGGCGATTCAAGTGATGTTCAACCAGTTTGTATTTCAACTAATTTGAGTAACACTTACAGTACCAATACAAATCCTAATACATGTTCATATCCAATTTATAATGTTCCCAATTATTATTCTGATTCACAGTTGGCCTCAATGGCTGAATCTCAATATACAAGTCAGGTTAGTCAAATTTCCGAAGAGTTGGCACAAAATAGTCAGAATCAGGAATATTTAACTGCAAAACAAATTATGTTGGAACAAAGAATGAATGGGCAAAGTAATTTTACAATAAGTGATGCATATAATTTGATGCAGGAGGAGGAACAACAGAATGCGGCCAATCAGCAAACATATACAGCTTCTTTACAGAGTGCGTTTAATCAAAGAATGATGAATAACTTACAACTCCAGAGAAATGACAGCATTAATATCAGTAAGCTTGAAAATGAAAAGTTACTGAAAAATAAAAAGAATTTGGATGGATTGGATAAAAAGATTAATACAATTACAAATAATATTTATAAGTCACAAAAAACTGAACAACTTAATGTGAAAATTACTTATTTCTTATCCATTTTCCTTTTGATTATTTTCCTTTTGGCTATTTTGATTTTTATTTTTATAATTGTCAAAAAAAACAAAGTAAATATCAATATTGGTAATTAATCAATTTTCGAATAAGAAAAAATTATATTGGAACTTGAAGTATTTATCTCCTCAATAAAGATAGACAAATATAATCCAAGTATTGTATCGATTGTGTATTCAAATTTTCCAATCGACATATTTTCATTACAAAACTCATAAATAGGTTTATTTTGTAATGAAAGTTCATAAGCATAATCAATCGCTTTCTGTTTATCTTCAAATAAATAAGCATCATGTGAAAAATATGATTTACCATTAGTGTCGTCCAACCCTTCAATATGAACAATGTAAAACATTCCCATAATAAATTAATTATTCTTATTTATTCCATAAATTTTAAATCATTTTTTATTTTTAATTTACAATTATAAACTCTGATTCATCAAAACTTGACTTACGATTTTTTGGTTCAGTGGAAGTCGAGGATTCTTTTTGTTCATCAGAAACATTTTGTTCGTTAGAAACCTGTTGTTCATCATCGTCTGTACTAATATTGAAATAATCTTTATTAACATTCTCTATTCGCAATTGTTTTACACCTTTTTTCTTTAATTCATGTTCAAAATGATTATCAATTATTTGTAAAGTTTCCTCCCTCCTAATAACAACTGGTCTTTCAACATATTCCCTATAAACATTGTGCCAATATTTCCATTTCTGTTTCTTAAAATAATCAATTATAAAGAAACATACTAAATATTGTACAGAATAATATATCAATAACCAACTAGTAATACTTACAAAAAGCAATCCCAAAATTAAATAAATATTTATTCCAACAACCAACATCTTTTTCCACCTCTCCAAATTTTCCTCCGTGTAATTATTCAAGAAATACCTCGTTACCCTGTAAAAATCATCATCACACTTATTCAAAATATAAAGAACGAAATCTCCAGAAACGGTTGTCAAAATAGATACAAGTACCTGTAAACAAAAATCCTTCACACTTATATCAGGACACAATAAATAACACAAAATACTGTTTATATGTAATCTAATAACAAAAGAAACAATATTTATTAGCAATAAATTCACCTTAGTCTTCACAAACCTCGAAACTATAAGTTTATTAATAAACTTTTTTTTAGTTTTTTTAAATATTTTTTTTCGAGCCTTTTTCAGCCACTTCATCTATTAAAATATTAACAATTTTTTAAGCCTTAAAGAGATACTGATGTCAATAAGTCTCTTTTGTCAGAACGATCGACTTTAGTCGAACTCTTTCTTGCTTATATTTTTTTTATGTGTTTCATATCAAAAACAAAATTATAACAAATTATTATAAATATGTGGGATAGAATAGGTTCTTTAATTTTATTAATAACCTTAGTATTGATTATAGTCAAAATGAAGGATAATAAAGTAAAATATGAGGATAAAGTTAAGATGGTAATAAAAGATTTCGAAAGATTGACATCATCAAGTACAAAACCGATTGTTAAAAATTGTGGTCATATTTTTGGTTTGCCTATTTTGCGAAATACAAATAAAATTAATCTCAAAAAGTTCAACAAAATTTTGGATATCAATTATGAAGAAAAATATGCCGTAATAGAAGGAAGCGTTTATGTAAAAAATTTGTTAGATGAACTTTTGAAAAAAAATTGGATAATACAAATCCCACCAGATATGGTACACCTTACTTTTTCAGGTCTTGTTGCAGGAATCGGTGGCGGATCAGCAAGTTTCAAATATGGATTCATTCATGAAACATTACTGGAGATGGAAGTCTTAACAGGCCGTGGAGAAGTCGTTCGTTGTTCAAGATCAGAGAATGAAGATTTGTTTCGAGCTGTCCCCAACTCTTTAGGCACATTTGGGTATATTTTGAAAATGAAGTTGAAAATACGTGAGGCGAAACCTTATGTGAGGGTTGTTTATAATAGGTTTACAGATCCGAAGGAATATTTTGAGGAGTTGGATAGGTGTTGTAGTGATGATAAGATAGATTTTTTGGATGGAACAATATTTGGTAAGAATAGTTTGGTTTTGGTGAAAGGTTATTTTGAGGTTTTTATTCCAAAGAGTAAACAAAAATCAGATATTATGTTTGATAAAACGAAAGTATTTTGGAAGCAGTTAGAGAAGAATGAGGTGACAGAGCAGTATTTCAAGTTGTATGATTATTTGTGGAGATGGGATCCTGATATGTATTATACGACGATGGAGACACCAGAGTGGACACGAAATGGAGAGTTGCGTAAGTTTATACCGCAGTCACTACTTCAATCAACAAAATATAGAGCAGTTGCAAAGATAATTGGCTTTGAACATGGGGCGTTAGATTGTAATGATGTTTTTATTCCAATGGGGAGAAGTGCTGAGTTTTTCGAGTGGTTTTGTGAGGAGTACAAGTTATTTCCGATTTATATATGTCCAGTGAGATGTAGAGAGAATTTCCAGTTGTGGGGAGAGTGTTATTTTTGTGATTTTGGGTTGGGTTATGGAGTAAATCTTAAAAAACGTCCAGATAAGATTGAGGAGAAATTGGAGGAACAGATTCTTAAATTTAATGGTCGTAAACTTTTGTATGCGCCTGTTTCATGTTCTGAGGAAATGTTTTGGCAGATTTTCAATATAGATCCTGAGGAATATTTCAGAATGAAATTGGTGTATGATCCAAAGAAAAGATTTTTGACACTTTATGAAAAGATACGGAGTAATCCCCGTTAGCCACCTTTTACTCACTTCGTTCATGGTACAAACACGGGGGTAACCCCCTTTCACTCACTTCGTTCGTGATTCCAAAACCTGCTTCCTTAAACCATCTAAGATTACTCTTAGCATTTGGATACATTTGATAATATTTTTCCTCGGGAATTACCAATTTTCCATATGAATCCTTCTTTTGTATCCATACAAGATGCCATGCTAAGATATTAATCATAATACATATTGCATGTGCCAAACCCATATATTTAGATATGGCAAATGATGAGTCAATCGTCATACAATCAAAAACGGCAAATAGCATCATGATATCTCCAGTCAGACCCCATAATTCTCTATATGCAATTCGATAATGATGTTGCCCTAACGCATGACATAGTACAAAGATTCTAGCATGAATACATTTAATATATGAATCATACCAATTAAGAGGTTTTCCATCAAAACCCATTGATCCATGTCCCATAATGCTATCTAACATTTCATCAGAATTATCACTATGAAAACAATTATTTAAAATTTTTTTTTTGCCTGATTGGTGATGGTAATTATTTACAAAAAAACTCCACATTGTTTCTTGCATTACACAACATCGTTGAACCCGTTCTTGAAGTTTAGCTTTGTTAATGAGGTCTAATTCCATTTTCTTACCATATCTACATCTAGACTTCATATCTTTGAACAAATATAGCGTTGAACGTTTGCTACCCTTTCGATATTGTGACCAAACACATGAATCTTTCAATTGAGCGTTTGGATCAGAATTAGTAATACAAGTACCCATAAAAGTAATAAACATTGCATCTAAAAGACCCATATTTGATGGATCTTTTTCGTGTTGAAGAAGGTAATTACGCATAAAAATTGAGCGTTCTGGCTTTTCAATGTCTTTTGGGCATGAATCACCAATTTGTTGGAATTTAGCCATTGACTTTATCAATTTGTAATTAACAATTGTCATAATATCATCATTAATATCAGCGTCGCTTGCATGATTTTCACGTGTCGTACTGGGAATAAACTCCTTCGCACTAGTATTAAAAGACATGTTGGATATGATCTTTTTTAGTTAATTTATAAAAAAATATTATTTATCTAAATAATGTTCAGTTTTTGTTTTACAAAAAAAGTGCATTGACTCGTTCAATTCAGCTTTTTTCCTCTTGGGTAATTTCCTCCTTGATTTTGGCCACCGCTTCTTCCCTTATTTTAATTTGTTACAAAACGCGACATATTGTTATAAATCATATTATCAATTTAATCATTATAAATCATACAATTGCCCTTTTTAACAACATTCTAGG